ATGAAGCAAACTACGAAAAGATTTTATGGCACACTGGCTTGTGTTGCCTTTTTCTCTGGCTTGACAGGTGCTTTTGCCTATTCACTCTCTCAGAAGTCAGTTGCTAACGTGTTCTCTTCTGCAAAATCCACGTCTATGGAAGTGCAGGCAGAAGAGAAAGGTGGATTTATGAAGTTATCAAATTCTTCAGTGCCAGCAGGTCAGCCTGTTGACTTGACCGAGGCTGCTGAAAAAGCATGCAACGCTGTGGTTTATATTAAATGTGTACAGTCGAGCAAGACGCAGACCATTGAGTATCAAGACCCCTTTGCTGATTTCTTTGGCGATTTCTTCGGTCGCGGTGGTGGCACACAGCGTCGAAAGGTGGAGACCCCAAAGCGAGAATCGGCTGGTTCTGGTGTCATCATCTCAGCTGACGGCTATATCGTTACGAACAACCATGTGGTGGAGAGTGCTGACGACATCACTATCACGTTGAACGACAACCGCGAGTTTACGGCACGTGTCATTGGTCTTGATGCTGACACAGACCTGGCATTGCTGAAAATTGATGCGACTGACCTTCCCACCATCGTGATAGGAGACTCTGAACAACTGAAAGTGGGCGAGTGGGTGCTTGCTGTGGGTAACCCATTCAACCTCACTTCAACAGTGACAGCAGGTATCGTTTCAGCAAAGGCGCGTAACCTTGGTGCCAACAAGAATGGCATAGAGTCATTTATCCAGACTGATGCCGCCATCAATGCAGGCAATTCGGGCGGTGCACTGGTGAATACTCGAGGTGAATTGGTGGGTATCAACGCGATGCTTTACTCGCAGACGGGCTCTTTCACAGGTTATGGCTTTGCTATCCCAACCACTATTATGAAGAAGGTGGTAACCGACCTACAGGCATATGGAACTGTTCAACGTGCCATGATTGGTATCAGTGGTATGACGTTGCATGACTATATTGATGCCAAGAAGCATGAGGATGAGAAGTTTACGGCAGACTTTGGTACGAACGATGGTGTCTATGTGGCAGAGGTGTCGGAAGATGGTGCTGCAGCTGAAGCAGGCATCAAGGCTGGTGACGTGATTGTGTCAGTGGATGGCAAGAATGTGACCAAGATGTCGGAACTCCAAGAAGCTACCACAAAATATCGTCCAGGCGATAAGGCTCAAATTGGCTATATCCGTGATAAGAAGGAGAAAACTGCCACTATCACGTTCCGCAATGCTAAGGGCAGTACGAATGTCGTGAAGACGCAAAAGGTAGATGCGCTGGGTGCCGAATTTAAGGAATTGACCGAAAGCCAGAAGAAAACTCTCCATCTCTCCTACGGTGTACAGGTGACCAACCTCAAGAGCGGCTATCTGAAGGATGCAGGAGTGCCAGAAGGTTTCATCATCCTGAAGGTGAACAATCAGAATATCAAGTCATCTGCAGACATGGAGTCGGTGTTCAAATCGGCACAGGCAAGTGACGAACAGACGTTGTGGATTTGGGGTAAGACTCCTGCTGGAAGACCATTGTCTTTTGCAGTTTATGTGGGTGAATAAGTGCCCTGAATGTTAAAAAGCAAAGGATTTGGAGATTTTTTTCTCCAAATCCTTTGTTATTTGAACAAGATGTACTATCTTTGCTAACGAAACAAAACCGAAGCGACGGACTTCAAGAGAGAAGACCTACCTAAGAGAAGGAAAAAAGTTGCAGAGGTGGAACATAAAGCCGGGGTTCAGGATCGATCGGGATACTCATCAAATTATACACTGAAACCGAGATGATTTTGTTGTCTAATGGCGGGCCACAACCCAGCAGTCGCCATGTCTTTGAGCATGGGGTTTCGGTTGCTGGAAACCTCCGAGTCGGTGGATTACAAAGGACAACAAATACTCAAATCTTATTACGTCGGAGTTTCATCAACAGAGGAAAGTTGCCGGAGTGGTCGATCGGGCCGCACTCGAAATGCGGTGACCGGGTAACTGGTCCGGGGGTTCGAATCCCTCACTTTCCGCGAAGAGGGCTGATGAAGTCCTCTTTTTTGTTGTTGGAAATGAGGGGGTTGGGAGTGGTTGGTGTTGAAAATCAGAGGGTTCGGTTTGTTCGGTGGATGGTTCGGGCATATTATGACATGATATGACATGATATGTTATGACATGGGTTTGTTTTACCATGTTTTACCTGAGGATGAAAAATGTTTTACCACGATAGGAAGGGAGTGTTTAACTTTAAGATTTATTGATTATATGAGTAATGTGAATATCAAGTTTGTGTATGACAGGAAGAAGGTCGGCTCAAGGTTGAAGGAGGCTCCTGTGGAGGTTCGGGTGACGTATGAGCGCAGGGCAAAGTATTTTGCGACGGGGGTGAAGGTGCTGCCGCATCAGTGGAAGGATGGGGTGATGGTGAGGGACAGGCTGGATGCTGAGGAGCTGAACAGGTCGCTGATGCTGAAGATGAGGGATGTGAGGAGGGTGGTTAATGATATGGAGGGGGAGGGGATGTTGAATCTGGATGAGATTCCTTCGAGGCTGGCGAGGCTGAGGGAGGAGGGGATGTCGTTTGTGGAGTTTTGCGAGCACAGGGTGGCTGTCCGTCGGCATGGGCTGAAGGAGGACAGTGCGGAGCGGTATGAGCGTTTTATGCGCTTTTTCAAGGAGTGGGGTGGGATTGTGTGGTTTTCGGATGTGACGGACAGGAATGTCGTGGCGATGGATGAGGAGTTGGGGAAGCGGAAGATGACGGCGTACAGCAGGTGGCATAATTATCACAGGTTTTTGAATTCGTTTATCATTGATGCTGTGGAGGAGGGGCGGTTGAAGCGGAATCCGTATAAGTGGGTTGGGATTGTGCGGCATCAGGAGAAGCGGACTCTGGATAAGTTCTTGACGTTGGAGGAGGTGAACAGGTTGAAGGGGTTGGTGCTGGATGGGCACTTGGAGAGGGCGAGGGACCTTTTCGTGTTTCAGGTGTACACTTGCTTGGCGTATGTGGATTTGGCGGCGTTTGATGCTGGGAGGATTGTGGATGTGGGGGGCAGGAAGATGTATGTTGGCAGGAGGGAGAAGACGGGGCAGGAGTATTCTTTCTTGATGTTGGAGCCTGCCTTGGAGGTGCTGGGGAAGTATGGCGGCGTGCTGCCGATTATCAGTAATCAGAAGTATAATGATTACTTGAAGGTGGTGGCGATGAGGGCCGGGATTGGGAAGCAGGTGAGTTCGCATTTTGCGAGGCACACTGGGGCGACGTTGCTGCTGAATGCTGGTGTGGATATGGAGGTGGTGGCGAAGGTGCTGGGGCATTCGAGCACGAGGATTACGAGGGAGGTGTATGCGAAGTTGCTGGATGAGACGGTGGCTGATGCGATGGAGAAGGTGGAGGGGAGGATTTAGTTTTTGAAGGTGTGGGGATTGCTTTGTGAAGGTGGGCATCATTTTGTTAATTTCAGCAAAATGGTGCCCTTTTTTTGTGTGAAAATGGTGGGGGGATGTTAAATGGGTGGGGGATGTTAAATTGGTAGGGTGCGTGTGCGCGTGAGTGGGAGTGGGGGGGGGGGGGGGGGGGG